GGCAGCACGTACAGAACAACTTCCAGTAGCCGAAAACGTAGGGGGAGTATGAGTCGCAGAACCAGAACAAGTGGCAGCACGTACAGAACAACTTCCAGTAGCCGAAAACGTAGGGGGAGTGTGCGTTGCAGAACCAGAACACGTAGCCGCCCCAACAGTAACGGCTGCTGTGCCGGAAGCAGAAGAAGCAGAAGGTTTTGGAAATGGACGCGAATACCTTGGTGTCCGAAATAAATCAAACCGAGTCTGCGGATCGTAAATCGCCATGACCTCTGGGGCAGAGATCGCCCGGCGATACATCCGAAGATCGAAAATATGACCTTGCCAGAAATTGCCGTAAGAAACACCAGATTTATCCGCACCCGCAACAATAAAGGCTCCGGTACTCAGATCAGGGTCACTGCTCTGTGTGTTTTGACCATGGAAGATTCCATTCACGTAAATACGTCTGTCGGTAGTGCTATGCCACACACCACAGATATGAGTCCATTTAGACGTTGGAACTGATCCATTAGCCGAACTTACTGATCGAAAGACGTTATTGTTGACTGTGTTGATACTCGCTAGTCCGCTGTCTTTGTCTGCCCACAGATAGTGGGCATACCATGATCCACCGTTGTCACGACCCATCCACCAAACAACACCGTTCGCGGTTCCCCAAGGACGAATCCAAATGGATACTGAGAATGGCGGAGCAACCGGGAATGGCTGGGGACCGTTTTGACCTCCAGTAGCACTGCCTCCCGAATAGGTCAAGCCGGTCATGTAAACGCCAGAACCGTCAAAGAATGGAGCAGCGAACGGAAACGCGGAGCCAAACGGACCGCTTACATGGCTGGCGTCAGGATAGGAGCGACCAGAACCATTGAGATTAGCAGTCTTGAACCCAGATACATACTCCCTAACAACACCGCTTCCCGTTCCGTGCGGGTGAGCCCCTGGATACCACTGGCACAGACCGAAAGCCTGAAGGCTGTCACGATTGATCGTGATCGGCCCATCAATAGGTAATCCGTAATTTGGTCCGTAGAGTGGCATTAAGCGTAAGCATCCGTCTTAGGTTTACACTTAAGAGTCCAACCTAAACTCAACGTGGCATTCGTTTTGTTTTCCACAAAGAATTGGCAATTCTCTGTAATCGGCACGTTGGGGCAGGAAAAGTACCCACTGGAGGCTGCCGTATAAGGGGGAATAGAAATCACCCCCACGAGTGCAGAAGAGTAAGCCGGGGCAGCCGTTTGAGGTGTCGGGGCATCATTTGTTCCATCAATGTCCAAATCTCGTCTGTAAATGTTCAAAAAATTGGACAGGCTAGAAATGGAACCCCCGAACGTCCCATACAAGGCAACATCCACCACTGGATAATTGAAGTGGTTCGAGGAGGCCAATGCCGTTGCAATATCAGCCGTCCCAGACATGGAGCCGGCTGCAACACTGGCCCCATTGGAAACCATTGTCATTTGGGTACTGGAGGCGATTGTTCGGTACGTGGGCATTTCGCTTTATCCTCCCAAGATTTGGCTAACTGAATCATGGTGTCCCAACGGTACTCAAACTGACCGAGGTGTCCCACCATCTTACTAGCATCGTGATCCACAAGACATGGAAACCCTGCTTTCCTGGCCCGACCGAAAAATGGATTGTCTTCCGTTGTGTAAGTATCCAGTTCCGGCACATATTCTGGCAAAAACCACGGTTTCTGGGTGTTACGGAATACTCGTGTTTCGATCAAACACAACCCAAAGCCGATATAGGCGACCTCTTGTAAACCGTAAGAATTTGGCGTTGTTGGTACTCTTTTGGAGCCATCCAAACTTACAGCAATGAAATCAATGGGGAGCTGCTTAAACGTATAGTTCACCCCCACAATCGGCTGTCTCCGCCCCAATAACAAATCCACCGCTTGAGGTTCAAATGTCATGTCGTCATCAATGAACAAAATATGGGTGCAATCCGTTTGGAGCGCCTCCAAAGCCCCTTGTTCCATGAGGTGTCGATTTGGAAGGCAAGGCTTCCCATAGGTAGCACAAGAAGACAACGCCTCCCGATTAGAATGGATCACCGAAGATTGTTGGAGTTGAAGGGAAAGCCCAATCGCTGCCGGCTGTCTGGTACGGCAACCTCCCCCAGCGAAATAGGCGATGAGGGAAGCAATAGAAAACGTAGTCCTTCCCTCCACCCGCCCCGATGTTGGAATGCCAATCAAAATCTTAAGTTCTTCTACAACCATTTCCCACCCACCTTTTCCTACTTACCTTAGGCCATAATTTCACAAACGTCCGACGCCGAAAGAATACCCTCCCAAGACAAAGAGGCTGGCGTTGGTTTGGACCCGTCACCACTTGCCGTGGAGGCCAGCAACTTTTCTGCAATAGAAGCTTGTCGTCGCATCACGTTGCGACAATGAGCTTTGTGAGCCGTATCCTTCGCGGTGGAACCCGTAAAAACCACGGCAAAAGCTCCTGGAATGTTTTCTTTGCTGGGGTCAATAGACCCCGAAGAAAATAACTCATCCCAGACTTTCATTTGCTGCAAAGAACAGGCAGCAAAAACCGTCCAGTCCCACAAGGTACCATCACCACTGCGGATAGAATAAATTTCCTGCTTTGTCACGCTCCTGCGAAAAACCCAAAGAGCTGGACTAGCAGGAGCGTTAAGACTATCAGCAATGGCTTGGTGTCTTCCTGCCGCGTGATGCCCGGCCAACGTAGGGTCCGCCAAGACAAAAGTCTTGAGGGTCTGTTTTTGGAGGGGAGTGCCTTCCCACATTACCGAATTTCCTTATCCTTGGTAACAGGTTCGCGGTCGCCGTTCAGCTCCCAAACAAACCACAAGAGGTGGAACAAAGCATTCTTCAAATCACCCGGAGGCAACACTTGGAACAAGCCTGTTCCAGTATTGTTCGCACACAAATTCAGCTCACTCTCCCAAGGAATGGCATCCCACAACTGGCGTCGCAGGTCATCCGTAAGCTCCCGAGACTCGGCTTCCAAGCCAGATGGCCCCCGAACCCGAAACTTAGAGCCTTTGGACTCCGGCAAATCCCACCACAACCGAACGCAAGTAAACAGCTTTTGAGCCATTTCTTGAAGTTGAGGGTCTTCAATGCCTTCCAAAGTTTTCTTGTACTTTTCCAGCAACTCGTCTGTAAGTGGAGGGGCAAAACAAGCCACCGTATGATCTTGATTTCGTGCCCCCAACTTGATTTCCGTCGCCATAAGATAAACCCCTTTCTTCTTAGCTAATTGGAACGGTAACCGTAAACGAACCAATGGCGATCGTGCCACCAGCCACAATCACGGAGTTGTTGAATGAAAGATCCCCACTCCCCTGACCACAGGAACCATCCGCGACCACGGTTCCATCACTGTCCACCAAGGTAAAGCTCAGTGCCGTTCCACTGGCGTCCGCCGAGGTGTCGCTGGTAATCGCACTCGCCGTGGCAACACCCGTGGCAGCATCCCCAAAGGCTGGATCACTGCTGAAGGGACACGTACCCAACAGATTCCCGTAAGCCCCTCCCACGCTCCCCGGCTGGGACCCATCATAGACCTTGACACTACCCGCCGCTGCCCCAGCGTCAATGAGGTCCACAATCCCATTACAAGCAGCATTTCTAGCCGCCGTAGAAAGTCTTAAAGCCATATCAGTTTCCTTTTAACCCCGCGATTAAAACTTCCAACCTTTGGAGTTGGACAAGAATTTGCGTTTGCTGGTCCCGAACCTCTTCAGCTCGCTTTTCCAAAACCTCCACTCGTTTCTTCCACTCAATAGAAGGGAGTTCGCTAATTCTGGCGTCAATAGACTTGAAGGCCACCGCTGCTTCCGTTTTCGTAAAACCCTCGCTCTGTCGAAACGCTCGGTTTTCCACGGCCTCAATAGAGACCCAACCTAAGACCCCAGTAAGACTCCCGGCCAAAACCGGAAGCGACCATCGCATAAACCGTAACAGAACTCCATCTACCGCTTTACTAACAGAATCAGAGTTTTCCAATTCTTGTTGCGGTTTCATTTCTGCCCTCTACTTTCTCGTTCATGGTGTGAAACAAGCAAACTAGTCTACGAAATTGTTGGATTGGTCCTTCGAATCTTCTGGGTATTGAGTGGTACCAACAACTGTAACAGAAATAGACTCTAGTTTCTTGCAATCCTTTTTCGTCACACCCCAAATCAACTCTACTGCTCGAGGGCACATATTGTTGAAAGCTATTGGATCTCCTGGAACAGGGTAAGCATCCTGGGTTTCCGTATCGCCTACAAAAACAATCAATGGCTTGTGTGCCGTGAGCAACCACAAGCCATTGGTTCTTCGCGTTAAATACCCGCGGATCATTTGCCCTTGCTGGCCTTCAGTTCAATGGCTTTCTTTCCCAAGCCCACGAGAGCCATGGAAATTGCCTCTTCAATGGCCACAACATCAGGATATTCCAACCCACGGTAGTGGCTCGTCATGGTAGCCCCTACAGAGCCGTCCGGCTTAATAACCTCCATGGTAAGCTTCAGCTCCATTCGTTCTTCTTTTGGTTCTACTGGCATTTTCTTAATCTCCTTCTTTCTTCTTAGTGGCGGCTCCGGCCTCCACCATACGTGAACTCGTGTCCTTCCCATCGACGACCAACCTACCTAAGAGTCGTCCAAATGTAATGGATTGGCTTAAGTTTGAATGAATTGGAATGGTGAGTTGTCCGTTCTTACCAGCAACAAACTCTTCCAATTTCTTTTTAGACTTTAGGCCATCCTCTTTTTCTTCGCCCGTAATTTCTGGAGCCCAGCAATCAAGTAGCCGGACACTGACCCGCACCGTTACATCCACTGTAACAGTATCCCCGTCGTGAACCGAGACTACTCGGCAAGGAAGAATGATAAACCCTTGAGCGGTACTTCCATCTTGGGCAAATACGTAGGCAAGAAAACACAACACAAAGAAACAAGACAACATGGAGGAGGCTACTGCGGACTTCATTAAAACACCAACTTTGTAAAAAGAAGCCCCTGGGGTGGCAGGTTGAAGGCAAATCAACTGTCGCACGGGCTGGGATGCGACCCCCAGGGGCTCCGGGTTTTCAGGGGTTCGGAATAGGGGGCATCAACCCAGTACCACCCACAAAATCGGGTCTCTCCTCAACAACCGGCTGAGGAGCTGGCTTCGTTGCCAAGTAAGTAGCCAATCCTGCGGCTGGTCCTCCTAAAGCTAATCCAGCTCCGACCAACCCTACTTTCGCTAAAGTAGACAATCCAGAACCTTGCGTTCCAACCCCTGACGGAGACGATAATGGGGCGGGTGGTTGCTGGTAATAATGAATCTCATCCCCTACACGAATACCCATAGCGTCCCCTTCTTCTGTTAGGGAACTCGAACTGTTGGGGTCAGTCATACCCAGCATACTCGCCTGATGATTTTTGGTCTGTTCCCGTTGGGACTTCAGTAGCTCCTGGGCGTCCTGAAGCATCATGGCCTCGTGCGCTTGCCGAATTCCCATCCACCTCTCCAGTGCCTTTTCCGTGTTGCTTTTCAAATTCGGCAACTGCGGCAGAGACTCGTTGGGCGGTGTCGTGGAGGTGTTTTCTGAAGCTACCATTTTTGAAAGCCCTTCTTAGGTCTTGCTGCCGGGAGGCCGCTAGATCGGATTGATTAGCGGCCTCCCGAAGTGCAGCGAGCCGGGCTTCGTTAGAACTAGTCACACGAAACCCCTCAAAAATTACTTCCCGTCCGGCGAACCGTATTGGGGATGAGGGCCTTGGATGTATCGCACACCCAAGCCCTCAGTCAAAGAAACATTCGACTTACCTTCCAGGTAGTCGTACCGAAGGTTCTCCGCATAATGCGCAGCACCGTCGGCTTGCCGCTGAGCTCCATTCATTGCATGGATCTTCAGCATTCCGTAATCTTCCGGTCCCATTTGTAGGACTCCTTCGATCACTCACCTACTATTCACCCAACCCTGCGAAAACAGCGTTTACCGAGGCGAAGTAGTGTATTGTTGACCCCTGATATCCTGAAGCCGAATTGGCCCTGGATAGGGGTAATATTGCTCACCCACCAATTGTCCATAAACGTCATACCGCTGAACGTGAATTGGTGGAAGTTTTTTAAGGATCGCGGCAGCAATGGCATCCATATCAATCACCGCGTCTTTGCCGGCTGGCCCCCGTTCCCCTGCTGGTCCGGCTGGACCTTTTTCTCCGGCTGGTCCGGCTGGTCCCTTAAAACGTGGATCACTCGCCAATTTCTCCACCAACTGTCCCACCAGTTTCTCGGTATCCAATGCCGGAGCTGGTGGCTGAGCCACTGGAGGAGTTACTGGAGGCTGTTGAGGCACAAGAGGAGGCGGCTGAGTTACTGGAGGCTGTTGGGGAGCCTGAATGGGGCTCCCAGGGGTTCCAATGGGGACAACAGGAGACCCCGGAGCACTTGGAGGAGGTACCTGAGAAATAGGCGATTTAGGAGGCATCATGCCCCCGTAGTCCCCACCACCATAAGACGGCTGGGACGGCCCGCAAAACCCACCAAAACAACCCCCACCACGACTAAAAATCTGGCGGGCTTGGGGGTCCACCTCAATAAACTCTGTAACCCATTTTTGAGCAAGGCTACGAACAAAGCTTACGGGAGTGGAAGCACTTTCCTTACGACTACCACCTCCCCAGTTCACGGCAGTTAGACGACCCTGCTCATCAAACAACCCACTGCCAGAGTCACCACTAATAGACTCCACACTAGAATCCCACACTGGCACACCGGGAGCCCGATGGCCACTGATTTTCATGAACTTCCCTGTTCCTTGTTTTAGTACAGAATCCCCACCATACCCAAACAAGAAACATGGCTTCGCCGGCTGAGGGTCTTCTCCCAATTCCACCCATTCCACGTCTCCTTGTGGAATGTAGATCAAGGCTAGATCCGCTTGGGTGTCTCGGCTTACAACGTACCCTTCCCACCGCTTGCCCAAGAGTGGATGCAAAACTTCAGCCCGGCTGGCTCGGCCCACCACATGAGCATTTGTCACAACAGCCCATTTAGAAATGCCCGTGGAACTGCCCCCACTTCGCCCACCACCACCAGAATTAACCCATACTCGGTAACTGGCTCGGGCTGGATGGGATTGTGCTTGGGCTACAGCCGAAAAAACAAACAACAAGCCAAGAAGGAACAAACGGTTCATCGAAAAATCCCCAAGGGGTCCAACACCTTTTTCCATGGAGGCGTTGTGTCCACCAACACAGAGGCTCCCTCCAATGGAACCACTTGAACAACTCGACCACGAAATCGGTTTTCTCCAAACCAAGCCGGCTTCAAAAGAAGCACCGATTTCCCAGGGATACCTAGAGGAGGCTGCATAGGAGGCGGTGGAGCCTGAATTGGAGATTGGGCTCGTACGCTTCCCACCAACACCAACACACAGAGCAAACAAATCAAGTTCTTCATCGCTATCTCCTTGCGCCAAACTTTGCAAGCCCTCGACTTCCCGTGTACCCGAGAGTCGAAAGGACCATTAACGCCAATGCGATAAGACGCATATGACGATCACTTTCCACCAAGCCACTGACGTAGAGGGCACAAAGAAAATTCGTTAAAAGAGTGAGCCACCACTCTGTCGTCTTGTACCCGGGACCAGACCCATTAGAGGAAGACACCTCTGCCTCTAATGCAGTGGAATCTAGAACCTCTGGAGTTTGATTAGACTCTGCCATAAACAGCCAACCCTCCATATACGCCAAAACTTATGTTAGGGATTCCAAGTTACTCATCAAACACAACTCCAAGAGACCGACGAACTGGTCCCCCATGAGCCTCCATAATTTCCAAAAACTCTGCTGGCATCTGTTGTATTTCTTCTTTGGTAAGATCTGTCCCATCCAACACCAACTCGTCTTCGTCCATAAGCCGACGAGTCCCTGAATCCAACATGGCCATCGCCCGGGGCAGCATCAAAACAAGAGCCGTCCCAACATCGGCGTGACCCGTTTCGTCCGAAACAGCCTCCAGCCGAAGACCATAACTCTTTTCCACAATATTAAATTTTCCAAAGTCAGCCCGAAGCCTCCCCTCTAAATCTTCGTAGCTCTCCAATCGCCGACTGGAAATAAGCGATTTCAATGTATTCGCCATTTCATTAAGATTCTTACCCGAAAAGTTTACTTGCTCCGTTTGGACCCCCATGCGTGCGAGACGTTGCATCATGAGTTTAGCCTGATGCGGGTCGTAACAAAGCCTCTCCACCCGAAAATGCCGGCAGAGCTTTAAGCAAGAATTTTCAACATCAAGCAAATCTACTTCCCCCGTCTCGGCTGAGGGTTCCCACGCTCGAATTAACACCACTCGAATTAACTGGAGTCCATAATGAATTCCAGCGATTACGAAACCCGCATGATCATGGTTGACCCCAACATCTAGACCAGCAATATACCTCCATTGGGGAATAGGTTTCGTAAGCTCCTTAAGTTCTGGTTTGAATATGGAATCAATGTCACCCTCGTCAAAGGCATCCCCTTTACCACTAGCCCATTGCCCCCACCAAAGACGCTTATAACGGGAAGGGGGATTCCGTCTTCTAGCGTCTTCTAAACTGGATTTGGAATGCCAAGGGGCTGGCTTATCCCAAATAAAAGTTCTCCAGTCTGGACTCGCTAAAGCGTTTTTGCGAAGAATTTCTGCTTTAGTCCCACGAAAACCAGCATTGGTCGCCAAAATAACGACTCCATCTGGCACCCCATCCGCATTATCCAAAAGGTTTTCCACGAACTCCCACTTCGTAACGTGGCTCAATTCGTTGATCACCAAAAGATTAGGAGTTTCCCCGTGGGAACCCGCCACGTCCGCAGCAATGATATCAATTTCAGCCAAACCTCCCTTATGAATCACTTTATTGGCTTGGAGCTCAACAAACTGATCCAACCACGGGTTCTGAAAAAGAATATCAGAAATACGACGTTTGATAATAGCGGCCTGATCCCGATCAGCCGCCCCAACTTGAATATAGAGTGGTTTCTGGGGGAAGCAAACCAACCAAAGCAATGAGGCTCCAATGTCCCCGTCTTTAGAAGCTTTCTTGGTACGCTCAATCCAAAAACGACGCAAAGGAGGCATTGTGCCATCCCGAACAGCGTGTAAAGAAGGAGCTAGACTGGCGAAGGTCTCCTGTTGAAAAGGAGCCAAGCAAGACCCCAAAAGACGGGGACCTTGACCAGAAGGAATTTTTAGACCTTGAATAAAGAGAGTAAAATCACGTGGACAAAAAGCCCGATAGGCTTTTTCCACTTTGATGGATTCTTCTTCCCAGTCTGTAAATTCAGTTTTCTTTTTTCCTGCCATAGAATGCTACAAAAAAAGGGACCGGATCTCTCCGGTCCCCTCTGACTAGCTGAGGAAACACTACAACTAGTCAACACACAACAACAGGAAACAACACCCACCTCCTCGGAACCGGACTTTTCCAAATTACCAACGCTTTAACGTCGGGACAATCGGACTCTGGAAAACGACCGAACCCGAACCCGTGTAGAAGAACGGACATTCGAAAATCCAAGACCCCAATCCACCCCACTATGGGCCTGAGCATGAATGCTCACAGCATGTCCCCCACTGTACCCGAAACCCACGCAAGGGGCACCGCACAGGAGATTTGCATTGTGACCACCACTCCTGATCCACATCTGAATGGAGCCAACCGGGTCAGAGCCAATCGCCACATTCTCGTTGACTCCCCACGAACTATGACGCATTACCCCAGCGGAAGCATTTGCTTCTGCCAAGCGTTGGGCTTGCCGGCAGAGCCCTAGATCCAAAACCTGCCGAACCAAACCATGCCGCTCCCGATGTTGGCAATGGAGTTCGTACATCGTCTGGATTTCTTGGGTAACGCACTCGCACTTCTCTTTGGGGCATTGGCAAGCCTGTTCTTGTTTCTTGCAGCCACAAGAAGGTTCCGCGGCTCCCAAGACACTAGCCCAACAAATCCCCATGCCCACCAACAAAGATCGAAACATCATCCATCCTCCAAAAAGTAACGTCCTAATCGGTAGACTCACACGACGAGCCCAACCGGAACAACACAAAAAACAAGAAGAAGCTAAGCGCCCCAAGAGAGATCAAAAGGTAACCAGCCAACAAGTAATCCTGTTCCACTGCACTGTCACGAACCACAAGACCGCCATAATAGGCATGGGTAAGAAAAGGACTCGCAAACAACACTTTCCAAAATCTCATCACTAAAACCTCCATGAAAAATTCTTTGGACGGCTAGTGGGGCTTCCCAACCGTCCAAAGAAAGCCAAATGTGGAATTGTCGATTCTATTTCTGTGTGTAACCTCCCAGCTGTGCGTCTATTGGATGAGATAGTAATTGCCCCAGCGTAGACAACCAATGGCCCTACGCAAGCCACGAGTCTTCCAAGCTCTTACGATGTGGGCGATGGAGCCTCGCAAAAATGACCACCCGTTGGTCTTGGGTTACCCGGAACCACGTACAGAATACTCGTCCCCACAGTAATCGGTCGGCCTTCTTTGTCAAAAACCGCCAGATTAACGCAAGTATCGCTCCAAACGCAGACCACCAACCCAAGCAGAGCCGAATGGGGCTCCGGCTTCCCCGGCGGATAATAGTGAACAGTTTGACCAAGAAATGGTTTCACTTTTGTTTCCTTAAACGATCAAAAGGAATTGGTGTAAACAGAGAAAGCCTGGAGGAGCGACCTCCAGGCTTTCTTGCGTTCTTCAAAGCGTCCCAAAGCTATGTCGACCTTAACCTGGAACCACCCCTAAGAACTTGGCAGTGTACGTGAGAAGCCATTTTTGCTCCCCACGAACTGCTGCCGGCCGCGCCGACGACGTTCACTGGCAAATAATATGGAGAGGGGAAACGATTTGGCTGGTTTTCATAATTAACCTCCTTTCTGCTACTTCTACCTTGGGTTTGAGAAAAGGCACCCTTTTTTTCAGGGCGAGATTTAGGATCACCCCCTTTCAACGCAAGTTGAGCTGAGGCATCTTAAACTCCTTTGGCCTTATGCTAACACATTCGGACCTGAGTTGCAAAACAAACTCACCCCACCAACCGATGAATCATTTGATTCCGAACCGGGTTGAAACTCAAATCAATTTCCCAAACGTCGGAGCCGTCCTGGACTTCACGCATGGGACCCACTGCCTGAATACGTGTTCCGTCCAAGGACTCCAAACAATTGGGGGAGCTCACGTACATATCGGCCAGCCAAGAAGGGCGACAACCAATTCCGTTGAGGTATTGCATTAACTCGTTACAGACCACCACTGTATTGCGCCAAGAATCATTAGAATTGGCGCCAACAGGACCTTCCACTACGTACCAGGGGGAAGTGCCAAATCGCCCGGAGACTTTAATTCCCAAACGATCTCCTGGCAAAGACACCACCTTCCAAACTGGAACGGATACCTCAGACTTGAGTTGCCCACCCATAATCCACCTCCTAATCACCTTTCGAAAAAGAAAGGAAGACAGGAGTAAGTATATCACAAGTTCCAAACAAAACAAGGAGACCACTACAAAATAGCGGTGAGAGTTTTCCCATGATCCACCCGCAATGGAGTACCACAACCAGGACATTTGACTCCTCCATTCTTTTTCGTGACTTCCAAGTAATTGCCGCAGGCTGGACAATGTCCGGAAGTGCGGTAAGAAATGGCTATGGTCACCAACAACAAAGTCAAGATCCAAAGAGGTGGAAACAAGAAACCCACAAGACCAGTCAACATAGCCAAAAACAGACTAAACAGTCTTGTAAAGAATCCCATACGTCGCAAAGGGGTTCGTAACATGGCAACACTTCCCTATCCAAAGCGGGAGTTATCGCCCATCATTGGAGGGGCGAGGCGTGAAGAAATCGACTGCTGGTACCGTTCCAACGTATAGTAACCAAAAAGCTCAGAAAGCCCCAACATACCTTTCGTGTTAATCACACTATTGGGGTCCGACGGATCTTCAGACGAAGGCATGGCCTTGAGTATATGCCCAGTTTCATCACCCATTTCACCATCCGCGTAAAATTGGAACGGAGTGGGGCTCACAAACGTACCATCAAAAACTTCCGTAATCACAGGCACTCGGCTCATAGGGTCTGGAAGCGCCAAGTTATTCCAACAGGCTGACTCCACAAGCAGAGTGGGGATCATTGCAATGTCGCCTCCTGTTTTTTCTTCAATGGCCCCAAACTGAGTGGCCACGAAAATCATGGGACAGTAACCCATTTTTACGAGGTGTTTCGCCAGCCGAATCATGGTCAGGGTGGACTGTTCTGCCGTGTCAAAGTTAATGTCCACACCATCTGCGTCTTCATGGTCTGGAGCCAGCGGGAAAAATGTGATCACCCGCATATCAAATCGACGCCACTTTTCCACGCCAAGGGCCTTGTGCTCAGGACAAGAAGGAACGACTTCTTTTGCATACAACTCCTCCACAGTAAGGAGTGGAACACACCCCACAGAAAGGATATTGAGTGGGGAGGAAGAGCCTTTGTCGTGGAGCTCCTTTAAGAATGCAACCGTTTTTTGGACCATCCGTTGTCGAAATTGCTGGAGCTGCTGAGTCACAACTTGATCAATGGAAAGATTCGACCATTGGCTGGTGTCTTTTGGCAGTTCGCTCATTTCTTATCCTCCTTCTTTTCTTGGTGGCCTAACCTAACTCACAACCATGTTCGGAACTGGCCCGCGAAACTTAAACAGAAATTGGCGCCTGAATAAAGGGATAGGGATCGTAATCAAAAAACTCAATATCCGAAAACTGAAAATCAAAAATGGATTCCCGGTTCTTTAGCTTTAAGACAGGCAGAGGTTTTGGAGTTCTCTCCAATTGCTTCCAAGCCTGAGCCAAATGATTACAGTAGAGATGAATATTCCCAAAAGCAAACCGCAGCCGAGCCGGGGCCAATCCGCAGACCTTGGCGATCATGTGCGTGAGCAGAGCGTAAGAGGCGATATTAAACGGAACCCCAAGAAAAACGTCGGCACTCCGCTGATACACTTGGCAAGACAAGTCGCCATCGTACACGTCAAACTGGAATAAGAGATGGCAGGGTGGCAAATGCATCTGTTCCAACTGGCCCACGTTCCAAGCACTTACCACGAGCCGGCGACTGTTGGGGTCCTCCTTAATTCGCTTTATGACGTCTGCTATCTGGTCAATGTACTTCCCCTCGAGCGTTGGCCAACTTCGCCATTGGACCCCGTAAACAGGACCTAGCTCGCCATCGCTATCTGCCCATTGGTCCCAAATCCGAACCCCGTTTTCTTGGAGGTAAGCGATATTGGAGCTCCCTTGCAAAAACCACAAGAGCTCGTGAACTATTGCCGGGATGATCATTTTCTTAGTGGTTAAGAGTGGAAAGCCTTCCCGCAAATCAATATCTAATGCCTCCCCAAATAACCGAAGAGCCCCTGTCCCAGTTCGGTCCATTTGGTAGCAGCCCTGAGTCGTTACCTTATACAGCAAATCCAAGTAAGAACGCATTTATTTTACTCCGAAAAATGAATACAGTGTTTTCGCTCACAACGAGCGTGAAAATGATTGTTTTCTGGGGAGAAGACAAACCGCAATACTTGCCCACAAAGGGGACAGGACATCTCCCCATGTTTTAGCTTCCGAAGAGTGGCTATTTCTTTCGCCACGGCGAACCCCAACACCAGGACCTCCACTAAGAGGTCTTGAACTTTCTTTTCTACCTTAGTAGTCACTCTTCTTAATCCTGGCATGGGAGTAATCTGATACCTATGTGGAATTGATTTTGGGTCGTCCGGCACACCCAACCTCACCTAGAAAAATGTTCTGGGTAGAGCCGGCGATTAACGTCAATGGACAACCAGCTCGTCACGTAAAATTCCACACCGGAGGTGAAACGGTGAGAAAACTCCTTAAGGTCCAGAACAGGGGTAAACCGCTCCCGTGAGACGTTGCGGTCGTACTCGTGCTCTGCGGGGTCCTGGCCCCAGTACACAAGGCTAGAATAATCGTGGCCCGCCCAATTGGAAATGCACCACTCCCTCCCTTGGTAGAGAACACGGCTGCCGAGCTGAACCCGCCACAAAGAGTTCCAGCCAACACGAAACGCTTTGCAACAGTAAACAAAGGTCCAGAAAAAACGAAGGAGCCTCAATTTCCAAGGCTCCTCCAAATTTCTAGCGTTCTCCCATTGGATAATTGGAATGTTTTTGAGCACCCACCAAAACCGACTCCATATCAACCACATCGTTAAATCCCATCCCCAAAGAGTCCTTGCATTCTAACTGCCCGAACCTCCCGATAATCCAAAACGTCCCCTGGAGCCCACACGATTTTACACGTAGGACAACGCATCTCGTGGTCATACTCATAACCAGCCCTCCACTTCCCATACTTACGGCATAAGGGACAGTAGGTTGCCGGCCAACTGGCGTCCTGTTTATGGGCTGGATGAACGTCTTGCCACTGGGTTTCGTCCATAGGGTTATAGGTAGTCATCTTCGTCCTCGTCGTCATCAATCACACTGGAAGCAAGTCTGTCCAACACAAACGAAATGTTTTGGAGCTGTTCTTCCACTTTTTGAATTTGGTGGATTTGTTGTTTGGTGAGCTGATTCCGCTCTTCCAACAACACCTGAGTAACCCGGTTGTTCTCCAAAGTTTCCTCACGTGCCCCCTTGTTCGTGAGTCCAAGCATCCAGCCAAGACTAATCCCAGTAACAATGGCACCGAAACTAACTCCAATGCCCCAAATCAAAGCGTCCAACAAAACTGCCATCTTGTTTCCTTTCTAAAAGTTCTGTTCCCACAAACAACACAAATTTCCCGCCACCAATATCGTAGTTAGCTGTCGGCGTCCAAAATAAAAGCCAGAAATTTCCGCCCTTTGTAAGTCACCTCCCGAACAGAAAAATCATCATCAAAAACGGGAATAAGCTGCCCTTCCCACTCAAAAAAACAGGGGAGATCCCCGGCCTCCCCTCGCGTCTTTTCCACTTGTTGTTGTAGCTCTTGAACCGTGAGTTGTTTCGATGACACTGGCATTAAAAACACTCCTACAAAAAAGTATCAGACCACTTATCGCAAACGTCTTCCGAATCCACAACCCGCTCCGCCCACACTTTGTCGTAAGCATCCCCTTCTAGTATTCCAACTTCTACTCCGTCCAAATAAACATGCGGAGCGGTAACAGGGTACTCACTTTGCCCGTGGATTTCAATTTTATCCCCATAAAAGCAAAGCAAATCCAACTTATAGGCAACCAATTTGGAGAACACACAAGAACCACAACACCGGACATGGGATTGCTCGTGGTGAGTTACTGGTCGTGTCATTCTTCTCCCCTGCCATACCCAAACCATTTTCTAGCCATCTGTACTGCCTGTCGTCTCGCTAACTCACGAACCGTGAGAATCCTCTTGTTCTCTTCCGGTGTCGGATCGCACGTCCCGCCGCACTGGTAGCAGACCACGCGACAGAAACATGATTGCGTTTCTTTCCATGTCGCAACTCGCTGGGCGCCACATCGGCGGCAGATGTAATCCATCATTCGTTCGCCTCCGTTCAGGCTTTCTTTTTGTCGAGAAACCTGTCGAGACCTTCCGCAACGCACTTATCCACAGCCTTCTTGACTGCGGAGATGATGGTGTGATCCATCATTGCCTTGACGGAATCGCTCTCAAGGTATTGCTTCACGGCCTCGCACACCAAAGAGTCTGTTGCCGACTTGATGGACGCCATAACCTCAGGACGCAGGGTAAACTTGGAGCCCCAACTGGCGTTGTTCCAGTTTCCAAGTTGTTGCTCGATAACCTGACGAGCGATTCCCCTGGCTTCGCCAATCGCTCGGTCCACTTCTTTCTGCATCTGCGATTTAATTTCAGGGGTGAGCAAGGCCTCCGAATACTTCTCCCGAATCGCCTTCACTGCGGCATGGGATAGCTCGATCATAGCTTCGGGATCTGCTTCCAGAAGCCTTTCTAGAACGGGAACGGTTAAGCGAATTGTAATAGTCATTCCTGCGGCCCCTTTCTCGTTGGCTTGCGAGTGTCTATCCTTTTAAGAATCTCACCAGCGATTTCATCATCGGTCGAGTTCTTGAATGGGTTTGGTTCTGCGGCATTTCGCACAGCAAGAATATATTCCTCAGTTTGAGCCATCGCTTTCTTCACGAGTTCATTACTTTTACTTTCTGGTTTTCCGAGGTTTGCAAGGAAGCCAATAGCGTCCGCAATTCCTCCGTTATCAGGTATCGCAAGCTTGGATAAAACCAGATTTTGCAATTTGACTTTATTGGAAATCATCACTTCCCCTCCAAAAACTTGCGGACACGACTATGCCAGGATGCTTCTCCAAATGTTATGTTGACTTCATTATCTAGCCGCTTTTGGATTCGATGATAATGCTCCCGCAGCAACTCCACCGCTTCTTCGAGTGCTTTCGCTGTTTCACGGGATTTCGCCATTACCACGGCATCTTCGTAAGTTCCCTCTTGCATCCACGCAATTGCGTCCACCACATCATCTTCGTGGGGTGTTATCGCAATTCCTTGTGGCCCATTTCCAAATTCGTCTTGTTGGGACGTGTCTACAACAACATGCCACGGAACAAATGCACTCATGACCCTACCTCCCAAAGTCTGTACGGCGGATGCGAATAGTGTAGAGATAAATTAGCTCCCGAATGGAGCTGTCGGGGTAAACATCAATACGGACCCCATTGTGGAGAAAGAAACCACTCCTCCAATTGAACTGCCGCAACAAACGAATCGCCTCCTCCCCACGAGAGGTTACTGTTCCGTGGGTCGCAATTTTTGAGGTTAAATCCATAAACGCCTCAACCCCGCTACTTAAGACTTAAGGAGTTTTTCTAAACCTTTTTCGACCTGCTTATCCACCGCTTTCTTAACTGCGGAGATAATGGCGTGATCCATTGTGGCCTTGGCAGAATCACTCTCCAAGTATTTTTCACGGCCTCGTGCACCATCGTCTCCGTTGCCGATTTGAGGGACGCCATAACATCAGGACGTAAGGCAAACTTGGAGCCCCAACTGGCGTTGTTCCACTGTCCAAGCTGTTGCTCAATTGCTTGGGTGGCAATGATCTTGGCTTCGCAAATCGCTCGGTCCACCTCTTTCTGCATCTGTGCTTTAATTTCAGGAGTAAGCAAAACCTCCGAATATTTCTCCCGTATCGCACCTACTGCCGCATGGGACAGCTCCATCATGACGTTGGGGTCCGCTACCAGAAGACGCTCCAAAACAGGAACAGTTAAGCGAATTGTAATGGTCATTCAAATTGTCCTTTACCCTTGTGAAAATGGAACTACGTTTTGCCCCCGTCTTCCCTTGTACCACGCCATCCTCACTTCGTTTAGTTCTTGCTGGTCGCCGGCAAGATAAACCCCCGCAAGGGATTCTTGGCACTGAGAACACTGGATACGGTAGGACAGGGCTTCCCCAAAATACTTGGCCGGACAGTCGCACTTGGGGCACCACTCCACTCCATAATCGTTCCCATAGTTGTGGCGGACCTCGGAAACCCGCCAAGCATCCTCAAACCCTTCCCGGTAGCCTTCCAAAAATCGGGTTCTTCCCAACCAGTAAAGAAGCCCCACGAGTGGGACCGCGTACATCAAAAAATCAATTAGGGAGTTTAGAAAACCCATGATCACGGTACCTCCTAATCAACATTTAGAAACGCCATACCTGCTTTCCAAGCTCTGGAGTTTTCGGGGGTTGTTTTCTGGACTGTCTAATTTTTCTAAGATCCCTGGCTCGCAATCGTTTGTATTCGGGGTCCCCATAGACCTCTTGAAAGGCTACCCGTGGGGTCTTCCCTGCCAGCACCCCGTAACAAAAACGGAGCAAATACTCAGCATCCGTAGGGGTCGTCTTGTATTGGAGTGACGTGTTGCCCCCTCTTTTGTTTTTGTCTGGGTTGGTGCAATCCGCCGTAAACAAGAACTGCCCGGCAGCCAGAGCACTCTCCCGCATATCTTTTCGGTACGAGACCACCCGGCGAATACCACTCAAGAACCCTCGCATTCTCATTTAATGAACTCCTCCCAAACTAGTTATTATCTGAACGAGACAACCACGCCAGAGTCCCTATACACCAAAGAACATGAAAAATAATTAGAACAGCACGAACTCCTTTTACACCAGATGCTAATTCTAACTGTCCTTCAGAATTAGTTGTGTGCAACCAGAAAGGACCATAGACAACCAGCCAATCTCCAGCCAATAAGGTCCCACTGATTCCTAACACACAAAGAAGAATTACACCGAAAAGCAGCAAATACTCAAAAATGTCGTAAAGAACTCTTCTCATTTTTTCTTTCCTTTTCGTAGTGCCTTCTTGACAGTCTTTTTCTTTCTGGCCTTAAGTTTTCGTCGTTCCAATTCCACCACTTTTTCTAGCAGTCTAATCATGGCATAGGGTTTCTCCAAATCATACGTGGGATGTCCATCCGGCTGGCACGAAAAACAAGGTCTTCCACCATTTACTTGCAACACGGGACAATGACCACAAGAATAACCGGGAGCAAGTGTCTTTTTCCAATACCTCTGGCAGAGGGAGCAAGTAGTGGTGTCAAAGTAAAACTCCTTTAGAAGCCAGCCATTTTCCATAATGCCCCCAGACGTATGCCGCAATTCGTATTGGCTTAAATTCTTAGGGAGGAGACCCTGCCATTTCTTAAGGGAGTGGAGAGCTGCCTCCAGAGGCCCCTGCCGAGCCGCCGTCCCCGCTGCAATGGGGTAGAACTTTTTCTTCCAATCCCGTAGTCCCAGTTTCTTTGGTGTCTTGGCCTTTTGGTTCGGTGTCTTGGGTTTGCTGGCGATACTTGGCTTGGACTTGGTCGATTTGCGTACGGACATAACAGCTCCAATCCCCTTCCACAATGCGTTGCACTTGGTTCCATAACTCCCGTGGCACCACGAGTACCACGGAACGATCATCCCCGCCAGAACACTGCGACTCCTTTGCAAGCCCTTGGATGAGCTTGGACAGTGTTAATTTCTGGCACAACAGACTAAGGTCATACTCGTCATTCAAAAACTGCACTGTACCACAGTGCCATTTCTCCATCTTGGGGTAGGACTCAAAGTGGTCAATGCCACAAAAAGGGCACGGTCCTGGCGTCGTGTTCTTTTTCTTAGTCTTCCCCACGGCAGAACTCCAAAAACAAATCCAAAAGTTTCCAAAACGCCAGAATCACAACAGTCACCCAAAACAAATCACCCATCTAAGATCCCTCCAAAAAAAAACGCCACCCCTATTATCGTAGGGAGTGGCGTTTTACCTCATTCGCAGCCGGCTCGGGACTAAGCGTAGTACCGTCGCACTTTCCTCCAAGCCTTTACCGTCTTTTTCATGCCGGCAAAAATCAAAGCCCGGCACAAAATCTCGTCGGCTTGCTGATGGTTGTTTTCAAAGTCGTCCGTATGGCAATTTTCCGAGATCCGCTGAGCGTAAAGGTCGTCCATATCCACAAGGTCGGCCTTCTGTTTCTTTGGTTTCGTTGTCTTCTGTTTCTTTGTCGTCATGTAATCCACCCACCGTAAGAACGCAAGTAATGGAACTCCACCCCCAGAAAACACCACCGCCATTCCCAATGCCCTTGGAAAGTGGAGAACCACTTGGGTACAAGAGCAAGCGAAAGTTTCGCCGTATAACCCCCATGAGCTCCAGGACCAGGAAGAACACACCAGACCAGCCGCAACAACCGAATTTTCCCAGGGGCTCTTGTTCCCACCCACTTAAGAAAATACTGGTACGGTACACGATCATCGCCCAACAAAATCATGATTCCAACGCCTCCTTTACTTTCTCCCACTTGGAACCAAACCGAACTTTCATTACCAAATCAAACGCCTCCGGCATGGTCATTTTCCGTTCGCTTCTCTTACACGCCACACATTCCCAGTACCCAAAGCCATCGCGGTAAGCAGCGACTTCCAACTCCCCGCCACAACTACAGCCATTGGCGATGCGCAGCCGCATATACATGAGGCGTTTCTTTGGTTTTACTTTCATTTTTCTAATGCCTCCCTTTCCTTGTCCAAGTCACGGACAAGGGCAGCATTCTCCGTAAATTTCTGGGGGTATCTGGCTTGCAACTTGGCGATATTCGAAGCCATAACTGTTTCCAAGGTCACCCCCAAAGCGTCACAAGCGAGAGCGACGTACCACATCAGGTCCCCTAGTTCTTCCACGCAATTCGTTCTATCCAAGGGTCGTCCGTAAAAAACAAATCGTTTCAGTGCATCCGTGAACTCCCCCACCTCTGTATCCATACCTTTGGAGGCATGGTCTAACCGGAGGACACTTATCGCCCGCCGAATCACTTCGTCATCTACGGGGGCTTCCGTTCGGCAAGCCAATTCCACATAGTTTTTGGACGTAACACTCATAGGCTGCATTCCTTTTCAAAAGCATCGTTTTCTTCTGTCGCCGTAAAACACATTAACCACGTTGCCAGCAAAATGAAATAGCCAGCAAGGTCCAAATAGGTATCCCCTAAACTTTCGGATTGGACCAGGCTCTTGTTTTTATTTTCTCGCAATTTCTTAACTCGTTGGAGCTTGTCCCCAACGCGAACAAGCATCGCCTCCTCAGGGTTCACATTTGGCACGAGCATGGACGGCTGGAAAACACTGGCTCCATAATCCGAGTTTTTGCGAATAAGGGTCGCCACCACGTGAACACCCATCTCGGCAAGGGGTAGCTGTTGGAGGTTTTCTTTGCCCAAGAGGGTTCGGCACAAAAGCTCCAAATCCCTTTCGGCTGTTGTCTTGGGTCGGCCGGCCTCTGCTTGCCCTGGCGGTCCCCAAGACGGCCAAATGTACTCCAACGTAGGTGGGACGAAAGATCGCTTGATTCCATTTGCTGCCAGAAAACAATTCACGCAATCCTCGGCCCTGCGAGTCCGTGCTCCTTGCAAATTATTCATTTGCACCAACTGTTCCAAAAGGGGTCCCCGCACAACCCATTGGAAAAAGGAGTGAAGAAGCGAACTGACCTCCAAATGGGTCATGGTCGGCTCTTTTTCTGGCGTAGCGTCTTTACAGTTCTGTTTCTCTCCTAGTGGGAGTGGGGGTTCTACGGCTGCCACGGGCACCTCCTGGTAAGTCATTTCTTTTTCTGGTCCTTCCCTCTTAATCTTCCCTTGTCCCACATCACTTTGGAACAATGGTTCCGCGAGGGGTCCATCCGCTATCACGTAGCCTCCATGCACCTGCTTTAATTTCACCACGTTATCACTCGTCATCGCTTTGTTCTTCCTGTTTTGCTTGTTCTTTCAACTGAGACCCAAGACCCAACTTGGGTTTCTCCACCGTCCGTCGCAAATCCTCTAACGCCAGTTTTGCCCGCATAATAGCTTGGGGGTCCCCTAACTTGGAAGTGTCCTCCGCCAACAAATGGCCATGGAGCACTTTGCCGTCCACCGAAACATTGGCCTTCACCTGATGCTTCCGTGGACGATGGTTCCCCTCTAGTCGGTTAATCTCCTTAAGACAATTTTGAATTACGTTAAGAAACGCTGGGTCCCCCGCTTGTCCTTTCACCTTGTCCGTAGTGACTTCTTTCTTAACCACCCCCTCTCCATCACAAATCTGGCACACCTTACTTCCCCTCCCTGGAATCTTACTCTCTTTCCGTCCCAATCCATTGCAAGTCTCACAAGGCACCTCTTGCATCTGGGTCACCGTCTCCCTGGCATCCTGCCTGCTCCGTTGGTAACCCTCTGTTGCCACTTGGATCACATACTCCAACTGTCGTACACGGTACACCCTCCTCTCTAACGTCGTATTGGGTCCACTTCGAGTCCACGAATCAAAAATAAACTTCAAATCCAAGCTAATCGTTTTCTGGGTGACTCCAAACTTAGCCGCTAGTTGGAGTTGATTCGTAATTCCCCTCAGAAGACACTCCTCCAACACCAACAACCGTTTCCGACGTTCAATGGAAACATCCTTATTCTGACGATGTAGTCCCATTTCCGGCTATACCTTTCTTTTTCATACTAAAGACAAACTCATGAGTTATTATTTTACTCATGAGTTTACCCGTAGTCCTACTGCGTCCAACAACTGGGAACGAACCACGGGAGAATGATCCGGATTGTCCCACGTGGCATCCACAATCAACAACTGAAGCCGGGGATGGAGCTTCATAGATGCCGTAAAATTGGGGTGCCACCGTTTTTTGCCTGTTGCAAAGAATTCAAACCAGACAACACGCAAGGGGGACCAACTGCTTATGGGAGTCACATGCAAGATAGCCCGTTGGTTTCGAATCTGGGTGGGAACCAGATCAAATTCGTAAGTATGTTCCCCATGAAAAACGGCTTGTTTCAGGAGATCACAAAAATCATCCACATTGGTAATCCCAGGGGACATTATTTTTCCTCCCGCAATGGAAACCCACAATCGCGCATCGTCGTACAAATCTGATTCAGAATCACAGGACCGAAATTACGAATGCCCGTCAATTCCCGGAGACTACAACGGGACAAAGAACCTACGGAGCGGACGCCCCACTTTTCCAATTCATTCAAAATCCGTTGGGAGGTAAATATTTCAGAAAGTGGGGAACCAAATTCTATCGTAGGTGGTTTCTCCCTCACTTCCAAAAAAATCTTATCAATAGCTCCCTTAGCCGCATTGATATCCCCTTTCCACAAATTGATCTCCACCATCCGCAAACACTTCACCACCGCCCATTCCGGCATGGGATCGTCCACGGCAATTGGAGGTTTCTTTTCTTTTTCGATACGCACAGCCACATGAATCTCCCTACTCAATCTTGAGGACAGTACCACAACGAAGTTGATCGCTATGGGTCACCATAATGATTTGAACTTGTAACCGCTGGGAAATGGTTTCCAACATCTCCCGCACCCGCCCACGATATTCTTCGGAAACATGCTTAAACGGCTCGTCCACTACCAAAAGACGTCTAGGGGCGGGACGGCTCAGGACAAGGCAAGCCAGACGTAAAGCAAACGCTACCACGTCCACCACACCACCACCCGCCGCGTCTAAAAGCCCCACTTCCACCCCATCGCGTATTAAAGAAAAATCGGCTTCTGTTTTTCCCCGTTTTCGCTCTAAACGGATTTGGAACTGGTATGGGTTATCAAACACCGCTTCCAAGCAATGAGAAACAATACTGGCGACTTGTAAACAGGCATTTTCCTGAACCTTTTGCGCCACCCGTTGGAGAATGCCCTGAGCCGTTTGAGCCTCTTCCCAGGCTACCTGAGCCTCCTGGAGACGTTCCACCTCCTCACGAACCTGTTGACGAGCGTGATCCCATCTCGCGGTCTGCTTCTGGAGTTGTTTTTTCCATTTCTTGAGTTTCCCCGTCGAGTTTGGTACTCCAAGCATTCTCAAACTCCTCCAATTTGGCTTGGTACTGTTGTTCCAGCGTCCGCAGTTTTTTCTGCATTTTTGCCAACTGGGTTTCGGCCTCTTCCAAAGTATCGCAACCAAACTCAGCTTGGAGTTGGGAGAGGGCTTGCATGAGCGCCCCACTGGCTTTGTCCATTTCCCTTTGGAGGCGAACGAGCTTTGCCTGGAGCTCCTGATACCGCTGAAGCGTTAGATTGGAGTTCATTTTGTGGTATGGTTTTCTAAAGAGCGTAAAATAAGGGTGCGAACCGTTTGGGACACCCGGGACAGTTCTATCTCCAAAATGTCCTCATATCGCAAACCAGTGTAATCTTGCTGGGAGGATACCCGTTCCAAGTGGTCAGTAAACTGCTCCAAAAAGGTAGACACATCCACCGTTTGGCAAGCCTTTTCCGCCATTTCTGGGGCCGGCACTTGGAGCTTCTTGCGTTTTACCGTACCGTCCGAATACAAAATGCCCACGGAGGGGCGAAGCTTGGCCTCGTCCGAACGGCGAACGAAGAGCGGGCCGCAATTGTAGAACAGGGTATTTCCAACACGACACTCAAACGGGATGTGGTTATCCCCGCAAATCACCACATCAAAAGCCCGAAACACTTTCGCGAGCTCTTGTACGTTTCCCAAAGGGTCCCCATCGAGATGGCAATTTTTGGCGTCCGACCAGACATAATGGTGAACTAAAGCCACCCGTAGAGCAGTATGCCCGCCGAAATAAACCTTTTGGACCTCCCTTGTCTTGGTACGTCGTATCAGGTCCTCTTTGGAAAAGCCCCAAGGAAAACCCGCCAACGAAAAAGGGGCAACCTCCATGGACTGGCACAAAGAAGAAGCCAGAACCGCACACTCCCGATAAGAGGTCAAATCAAAAAACGTATCGCACCACTTCATAAGCCCGTAAATGGACTTGTGACACTGGCTTAAATTGTGATAGGGTAGATCATGCTGTCCTGGAATACAGAAAAACCCGTGACGAAACTTCCGCAACTGGAGTAAAGCAAAATGAGCTAACTCCACCGAGCTATTCCAACGGTCAAATAAATCGCCGGCACACAAGACAGGAACCTCGTATTGCGTCGATAACTCGAGCACAGCCCCCAACCCCTGCTCCATAACCCCAAACCAATCGGATTCTTTACGGCATGAGGGAGTGGTCGATTGCAAATGGACGTCCCCGCACACCACGGCTAAAGGAACTGGTTTACTTTCTTTTTCTTTCATTCCACGCACCTCCGCACAAAGGACATTGGCCTTCTTGACGTTGGCGATCCAGCTCTTGCTGGACTTCGGCACAAGACTTTCGGAACTGATTTAGCCTTTGCTGATAAACCGTCACAAAGTTAATACTGGACGTGAGCCTAGACACCGAGCTTTGAAGAGCTTTTTTAGCCGCAGCAAGTTTTTCTATTTCTTGCTGGCGTCTCACCAAATCTGGCACATGACGAAATTTCTGTTGGTTACTCTTAATTTTTTGAATCGTGTTTCGATTAGAAGCCAACTTTTCTATTTTTGTTCGTAAAAGAGAACACTGTTGTTCCAACTGATCCAAGTCTTGCATATCCCGAGCACAGTCTTGAACCCACCGTAAAGACTGCCGTTCTTGCTTGGCCTCCGTTAATCTTTCTTGAGTAAGCTCCACCACCAAAGATTGCCGTCGCACCTCACTGGCAATGTTCTTAAGGGAGGTGTCAATAATTTCCAAATCTACAATCTTGTTGAGTTCTTTACTCACTTGGCCGGCAGACAACGTAAGCCAAAAAGGGGAATCATGTTGGTCTTGAAAATTGTACTCCGAAACATTTAGAAAAGAGGCAATAGGAGCCGGCACCCCCGCCCCAAAAGAAACAAAAGCCTCCTCCCCATGATAATAAGCATTGGAGGCGGGTTGTCGGAGCCGGGTAATTTTCTGGCCATCCACTACCAACTCAACAGACACACCACGGGCACCCGAACGCAAGAAAGAAAAACCACCCGGTTGATTTAATGCTACCCACCGTAAAGCCCGAATAATGGCTGATTTGCCACAATCCGTTGGCCCTACCAGAGTGGTTACCGTGGAGGAAAACTCAAGAACAAGTTTTTTATGTTTTTGAAAATTCCGAACCGTCAACTGTTCTAACATTAGCGGAACCTTTCTTTAAGTTCTTCCTCCGCCAATTGGAGCAGTTCTTCTTGTTCCTTAAGCCACTTTTGGAAACGGTTAAAACAGAAACGCCGACCAGCCACGGAAACAGTCTCCAAACCAATCGCATTTTTCAAAAGCTTTGTCGCCAACTGAAATTGCTCTTCAAGAGTCAGACCCATAAAACACCCCTATCTCTTTAGTGGTGAAGTAAGTTTGCAAATTCCCGCTGGTTTCATATGTTCTAAAAGATACTGTAGACGAAATGTTTTTACCACGTCTACAAGAAACGGAAACGAAAAAGACAGGGATAATGGAGGCTCAGGAATGTCTAATAACTCAAATTGGTACTGAGGCATAGAAACCAGAATTTCACGGGCATCCCGTTTGGTGATGAGCCACCAAGAAAGCGAACCAGAGCTTTCCCAAGCCTCCGTCGCCTGTCGCACCCAACCGTACCAAATGGCACAGGACTCTTTCGACCCGTCCACTAAATCCAATGGAGAACCCTTAGAATAACCACGTTTCAATTCAATCGTGGTGAAATCTAAAAGCGGGACTCCAATCGGGTCCATAGCCATAATATCACCATAGGAACCAGCAGTAGATTTCCCTTTTCGCTTTCTTACCGTTGCCCGTGCCCCACTTGTCGAAGTTCTCCAAAACACATCATCCCGCTTGCCCCCTGTCCACCAGCGAGACAACTCCCGACAAATATCCCGCTCAAACTGGGAGCCCTTCCCAGAACGATTTTTCTTTTTCTTTGCCATACTCTTATTCCATAGGGGCACGACCCACAAGACTTGTCATTCCCAATTTACGAGACACAGCCTCCCACTTTTCATTCGTTACCTTATCAGACTGCAATTCAATTGGGAGAACTCCTGGAAATGGGAGGCGTACCAGTTTCAGGTTTCTTTTCCAAAAACTATTTCCCAAAACAATCTTGTTATAAGCCGAACTCTCCGGTTTTAATTTTCCCGCCAAAAACTTAGCTGCTGTCTTTTCCCCCACGCCACGAACTCCCTCAATGTCATCCGTGGCACAACCAGCAATAGCTTTCACATCAGCCCATTGGCTTGGGGAAATCCCCCATTCTCTTTCAAATGTTTTCAATGAAGTCATTTTCTTAGAATGGGGATTCCAAATTTTCACACGAGGTCCGATCAACTGAAATAAATCGTGATCACTACTCACAATAATACATTGGTCTTGGGCCAACTGGTCACACAGAGTAGCGATCAAATCATCTGCTTCAAATCCCCACTGCCAAAAAACATTCTGAAATCCAATTTTTTGAAGTATGGAAGTTCGTAACTGATGAATTTGAGTTTCTAAAGATTCCCGGGCTTCTTTTTCTGGCGCCGTGGCGTTTGTGTACCTCTCCCTCCGAGAAGATTTATATTTCGGATAAATTTCTTCCCGCTTGTCACACCCACGATCAAAGCAAAACACGATATCCGTGGTGCAATGGAGATCCATCAACGTCAACACCTCCTTCAAAAACCCGTAAATGACTCCCGTGGATTTTCCACCGTAAGAGAGGTGACCCATTGTATGGAATGCCCGATGGCACAAGTAATTGGAGTCCACAAGAAGCCATGTCTTAGTCACATCCACACCCCAAAATTCTTGATTATAGGCTTGGAAAACTTCTGCATTACCGTTTCCACAATACCACAATCTGAATTATTCCTGCCAAAAATATGACAAAAATAAGCGGCAGTAGGTGGCTCCGGTCGTGGTGCCACACATTTCATTGCCACCCGAATACAATCCCTTTCAAACCAAGAAAGGGGTAACCCCGTGCGATCGTAGCTTCCATTCGGCACAAACTTCGAGTCATGTGGATCTTGTGTAACCACACCCCAGACACGATTTTTAATGAGTTGAATATTAGCAGAAAACTCCTTAATGGGGCGGCCTTTTACCGACGAAATTCGGCCCAACGCTTTGGAAAGATTCACCATTTCACGTTCTACTTGCGTCGCAGTTTCTAGCGGCAGCAGCCGGCTAAACACAATGCTTGTCTCCACATTAGTCCAAGTAGACTGAAACTTTTTTCTATTCTTGTACCTCATTTCATTTCTCCTGAGTGGAGTCCGTCACATACCGATTCTTGCGAACTAGCCGGCACGCTTCTTGGACCTCTTTCCATGCCCGTCCAACGGCTAACCGCAATTCATCTTCCAAATCATTTTCTTCAATGTGCCGAATCAATTTCTCTCGGGAACCAGTAAAACCGCCGAAACTTCCCGTCTTAATAATCCCACGATTTTCTGTAAGCAAATCCTCACCAATCAAATAATCCACACAACTCCCAATATCATCCACTCCCAAAGAATGATAGATGGGAATTTCCACAGTATGGTCTTGTCCGGTGATGCGATTCTTTTTTACTTGAATCTTTACTTGCACTCCAATCTGCCTGGCTTGTCCTCTCACCGTTTTCTTCAACTTTTCTTTCACAGAGGTCCACAACTCCAAACAAGCATAAAATTTGAGTGCGTGACCTCCAGAACGAGTTTTCTTTTCAAACCCGAAACCTAAGTTATCCCGGGTCTGATTGATAATAATAAGAATGGAACCCGTTTTCCGGAGATGGGGTAAAATTCGCCGCAAATTCCCGGAGTTTTTCTTCGCCTTTCCATCCCCATAAGAACCTGGGACCTCTTTGCCGGCCCGATACGCTTTCTTAGCGTCATCAAATTTAGAAGTTTCATCCTCACTGGACAGCACATCCATAGAGTCCAAGAGATAAATAAATGGAGTCCCCTTTTTAATAGCGTCGTCCAAATGGTAGTAAAACTCTTCTACGGTAGAACTGTAAACAGGCTCCCCATCCTCTATCGCTGGAGACTCAAGACGATCGGCCAAGGACTGTCCAAAGTAATTGGAAACATCCATTAAAGCCCCATCTTCAGCATTGTCGTAAATCAAACGGTAACCGTCAAAATTGGGGTTAATCGAGGCTTCTGCTAAACACCCCAAGCAAAGCCACGTCTTTCCGCTATTACTATCCCCCACAAAAAAATAGTATTTTCCTTTGAGCAAGCCTCCCCTTGTACGATTCGAACAGGCCAAGTTCACAAGGGTGGACCCAGTGCTCAGTAGATCTTTATTCTGAATTGGTTTCGATTGCATGAGTTTTAATTGCTCCAATATTTTTTCGGTCGAAATCATAACATTACCTAAAAAAAAGGGAGGGTCCCTATTAAGGACCCTCCCCGAATTACCCACTTCATTTCCACCTACACAAACAAAGTGGGTTTCCTTTAACTAAAATGGAATGTCGTCGTCCTCGTCGTCTTCCACTGGAGGCTTTTTCTTCTTCGGCGGAGGTGCGTCTGGAAGTTTTTTCTTCGGTGCTGGCTCGTCATCGAAATCGTCACCGTCCTCGTCGTCTTCCACCGGAGGCTTTTTCTTCTTCGGAACCGGCACTTCGTCCTCGTCGTCGTCCTCTACATCTACGGGTGGAGCTTTCTTTTTCTTCGGTGGAGGTGCATCGTCCTCGTCACCGTCCTCGTCGTCTTCCACCGGAGGCTTTTTCTTCTTCGGTGGAGGTGCATCGTCCTCGTCACCGTCCTCGTCGTCTTCCACCGGAGGCTTTTTCTTCTTCGGTGGAGGTGCGTCGTCCTCGTCACCGTCCTCGTCGTCGGCTCCATCCTCATCTTTCTGTAAGAAAATGGCCTTCAGTTTTTCCGTGGAAAGAATAATGGGCATGTTGTCTAAACATGGAGCCGATTCTACCAAATCAGGGTCCAATGCTTTAGAGCGCAACTTGAATTGGATGTCCACCACCTCACAAAACGTATTGCCACCCAGCGATTTTTCCTCCGCGGTGATCTTAAGGGTACAACCATCGTCTGGATTGGCAAACCGTTTGAACTGCTTTTCGTCCTCATCCAAATTCCGCAACCGCGTGTCCAGCAACTTGCCGAACAAGTGGAACGAAACATCCCAAAGCTGAATACCTTTATCCGGTTCAGCATAGTTGTAGATCAAAAACAACTGCCGCTCTTTGGGACTCAGTGACTTGATCAACTCCTCATCTGCATTAGGGTCGTCTGCCAAAGACGCCCGATAACTGCAAATAGGGCACGTCTTGCCAGCCGTTTTTCGCGGACAGACGTAAGCATCCTTGTTCGCCCCAATATCCCGGTGAACGAAGAAGGTTCGTTCGTAGTAAAGCTGTCCAGGCTTACAAAAGGGATTTCCCTCACCAGTCGTAAATGGGATGATGTCGAAACGGTAGGTTCCCGGTCGTTTCAATTGAAACAAACCAAGCCCTTCCGGAATTTTCAACGTAGTGCGGTCGAACCCCGTTTTATGGTTCCGTAGCCGACCCTCCACATTTACTTCGCGCCGTTGTTCTCGACGCTCCCTGTCCGTTTTACTCATTTACATTCTCCTTTTCAAAGTAACGGATAGACTGCAATACGCCAAAAGTGACTATTTTCGCCGCGTAAAACAGCCAAAACAACGATCCAAAAAAGACCACCAAGAAACACAAGATCCAACACAAGACCCACAACACACCCGCAACCCACTCCATAGGTCACTCCCGTTCTGTTTTTGTGACCGAATTTCTTACACTCCTTTTCACAATATCCTCTCCTACAGATTTATCCATCTTCGTCACCGGAGTGGCAAAATAATGCTGACCGTGGAGGTTCACCAGATTCTCCAATGACCGCTTGCGATGGTCCAATGCCGTTACAGCCGCTTGTAACACATTGACCCGAAACTTTAGATCCACAACAACTTCTTTCACCTTACGAAATTTCGCATGAGCCTCCACCGCTTGCTCTACCGCTTTTTCCGTAATCTTGGCCAAACCAAAGTCTTCCGGTTCCGCTCGTATCATAGAGTCTAGCTTTGCCCGAACCACCCCCACATTGGCTTCGGCCTCATCCAATAACTTCCGAGCTTCCGCTAACTGCTTGGCATACCGGAAAAAAAGTTTCGGTTGATTTTTCCACTCTTGATCCAAAGCATACTCATCCACTTCCAAAATGGATTCAATGTCTTCGTCAGCCATAAATAAACCTCCACCACCATAATCGGAATGGATTAACCACCATGACCAAGTACATCAGAACAAGACAAAATTAGTCCAGCTTTTTTTGTATCATAGTAGTTGTCTCGGAAACAATTCATAACAAAAAGTGCTCGCTTTACCATCGCTGGAGTCTTGTTGGCAAGAACAATAGAAGAACAGTAACCAAGCACCATCCACCGAATACTTTCTGGATCTTCGGTAACCTCTTTAAGAAGCTTCGCCACATCAGTCCAAGTAACCCTTGGATTAAACAATGCTCTAGCCAACTGAATAGCTTGAGCCTTGGCGTCCACGGACTGAAGCATTTGGAGCTGTTCCGTAGAATTAGGCAGCTCCAAAACCTGTCCTAACAAAACCAATAACTTTCTTGCGGACCCCTCCGCCGTTTCTACCAACCGATCCACCACGTCTTCTTCTAACTGGGCTTCCTCCCTTTGCAATACCTTAGCCACTAATTCTTTTGCTTTAGTGGGTGTGAGAGCCTTTACCGCCACCACGGTTGCCCGTGTCTTAATCGTGGCGATCAACTTATCTGGATCTGTCGTCGCCATGAAGAAATAGACGTGTTTTGGGGTATCCTCCAACATTTTCAACAAAGCATTTTGAGCATCCCCGGTGAGCTTGTGGGCTTCGTCAATGAGCCAAATGCGGCAGGAGCCACCCAAAGGGGACAGACCCATACGTCCCCGAATTTCTCTCACCATATCAATGCCACGGAAATCCGCGCAATTGATTTCCACAAAATCTGTATCTGCACACTCCAACTTATTTTTTAGAATCCTGGCAAGAGTAGTCTTCCCACACCCCGATGGACCCGTGAATAACAAAAAATGTGGGAGTTTGCCCTTGGTCAAATAACCGTTCAACATCGCAACGGCTTGTTCCTGACCCAGTACAGATTTGAAAACCCCTGGTCGATATTTCTTGTAAAGCTCTTCCATTCAAAAATCCTTAAAGTGCAAACTTGTAAATGTCATCCACTTTCTTTTTGTCGTGCCAAGAACCACCTACGGGGGTCACCTCCGCCTCAATCTTAAGGTTTACAATAATCCATTTCCAATGCTCCATTAACCGATCCACCATGATCTCTTTGGCCAAAATCAAATAGTCTTGGACACAACTCACATGCACATCGGCCAAAATACTGTCATGGATTTGACCTACCAACAAAGCGTCCATCTTCCGCCGGCGAAGCTGACGAGAAATTTGAATAAAGGACCAAAGAAGACAATGGAAAGCAGACCCTTGAATCGGGTAATTGATCACGTCATTTCGCCCGTAAATTCCATCAATACGAAATCCAGTTAAGGTATTAAATCCCCCATTTTTCAAGTAACTCTCAAACCAATCTTCCCGCCACCTTCCATATACCTGAAAACGCCGACCCCAAAAATCGTCTTCCACATCTTTCAAATGATCCATGAAAGTTCCCGGTTCTGGCTTGTAATCAGACACAGAACCCAACTTCGTAACTCCCTTAGCCGCTAAATGATCTTTAACCCGCGTCCCATCTTCCAAAGTCAAAGACATGGAATCCAAAGCATTCCACAAATTAACAGCACACTGGGCATAGTAACTCCCATAAAATTCTGGAAAGACGAACATATTCTTCCCACAATAACGAAGCTGCTTAGTGACCTGTTTTGGCTTCAGCTTGTAACATTGAGCCGCCATATCCCGGTGCATATCTTTTCCGGGATTTTCAATGTACTGAATCATCGTGGGGTCTTTGTGGTAACAAGCCGCCACCAAAACCTCTACACCAGAATAATCCAATTCCACCAACACCCGATCTTTCCCACGAGGAATAAAACAAGAACGAATGTACGCCCCAACTTCTTGATCCCGAATCGGAATGTTTTGGAAATTGATACTGTCACTAGAACTGCGGTAAGTTCTAGCTATGTGGAGATTGAAAAAAGAGTGGAGGTAGCCGTCGCACACCTCCCGCTGCAACCCCAAAAGAAAAGTACCATGAAGTTTTTTCCACCTCTCTATTTCCAGAAACATTTTGCAAAAGGGGTGATCAATATTAGCAAGAGTGGCCTCGTCCAAAATGTAACGATTCGTGTCATGGTTCTGCTCCCCCTTAAATCCCAACTCCTTAAACAAAATTCTAGCCAACTGAGGACGACTCCCCATGTTGGCCTTTCCCCCGTAAATCTTTAACCACAATCGCCAAACGTCTGTCTGCCGTATCTGGGCGGTCAGCTGTTTAACACGGCCTTCCACCTCTTGGATGTTAGCCGTCAGACGTTCCACATCTACACAAATCCCATTTGCCTCCATACCAGAAAACTCTACCAACCCATCACGCAAAAGCTGGTAAGCCTCAAAAGTAACTGGTTTCATAGCCAATCTTTCATGGAAATACCAAATTGAACCATTTGCTTTTCAGCAACACGGTACTCCAACAAAGAGTCCAATCCATTGTAAAGCAAAAGATCATGGAGGTTCACTTGCTCTAAAATCTGATTTGTGCGCAAGTTAGAATTATTGGAAGACAGAAACTTGGAAATGTGATCATCGTAACTCTCCGCTCCCAACAATACAAAAGATTGGAACTTTAACCCACAAATTCCAGGTCTGTTATCTAATGCGTGTGCTGCAGTCATCGTACACCACGCCCAATTCTTAACGGGCTTGCCAAACTCCATTCTGGACCAACGATCCTCCATTTTGAGATTACTGGCGATCTTAGGCATAGAAGAACGAATTAACCGTCCCATCGCCGGCACAGCAGCACCACGCCAAGGAAATGCTATGGTTTTCTTCCCATTCCAACATACGGAACAAGACAAAATTTCAGCATCAAACCAATCTGGCTTGAGCATAGTGGTCTCGTAATCAAATGCCACAACACCACCACGCTCTACCATCTTGTCCAAAATTCTAGCCGCCTCATCCGTATCTAAAACGAGTTCAACCTCCTTAATTTCGTTTGGTATCTCGTCATATGGACGACCAGATAATTGAAGGGCTGATTCCAAATGCCGACGAAACCACAAATTAGGAACCGGATCTTTTTTACGGGACTCTAGAGTGCGTAAAACATAATTCGGATCATATGTGGGGCAAATCCAACAATTCCATTTCCGACACGGAATTTGAAATCCAGTCCAACGGCTCAAAATACCAACATCCTCTTTCCAAATCGATCCAATGATACTCTGAACCGCTTCGTAACCCAACAAAAGGATGACTTGTGGCCGCAACTGCTCAATAGTGCGTATTAAATTTGGACGGCAATAACCAATCCTGTCTGAAATGGAAACTTCGACATTCCCCTCATTTTGTTTTTTAGACAAATGACAAATGAGGGCGTTGTCATACCAGTAATCTTCCTCAGGATCACCACCCAAAGATCTCAAAGTTCGTTTAAGAAACTTACCAGTCCGTCCTACAAAATGAGTCCCTTCTAAATCCTCCTCTTTCCCTGGAAAGTCGCCCACAATTAAAATTCTTCGGCGCCCATTACCACTAAAAGACATCTTTGGGGATTTGCAGCCCTTGTAAAGACCACAAGCCCCACAAAGCGGAATTGTGGGGCTTGGTTTCTTACTTTGGGCCAGTGTAGAACCGGAAAAAAAGCCTTTCATTCTACAACAGCCTCTTCAGCTGGTTCCGTTTCTTTCTCTGCCGCAGGAGCACCAAGACACGTAACGTAGGTGAAACCTTTTCCTTCCACCTTCAAACGCTCCTGGGAAATCTCGCATTCGTTATACCGCTGTGTGATCTCAGACAACAATTGGGGTGACACCAAAAAAAGAATAGGCTCACCGTCATACTGGATCTTCTTGGTCTCCGTGTACCAACCAGAAATGCCTTGCCCACGAATCCGCAACTTACCCGGACGCAACTCAATAGTTACTTGATTGGCGTCCACATTTTCTGCAGAAAAAACACTGGCCTTTTCGGCAGCTTCCACCAATCCCTTGGGTAAGGTCGTCTTAATACCACGACATTTCAACAACTTGGAAAGATCTGGGAACTCCTCGATGTAACGCCTACAAGAAAGAATCAATCCAGACGAAGAACGAAAATGCAACCAAGACTTGGTTTCGGAAAACTCAATCATCCCCAAAGAAGTGATGTGCTTAACACTGGAGCCGCGCACCAAAAATTCCTCCCTGACATTAGTCGTGAGAGCATATCGGCACAATTGCGTGTTATCGCAGGCTTCCAAATAATCGGGATGGACATGAACGCATGTCATAGAAAAGAAAGATTCGTCTTTTCCAACGCAAGTCTGGACAATTCCAATTGCCTCCAAAAACTCCGCCGGCAAAGGCTTCCACTTTTTAGGCAACTCTACAGAATCAATAGGGAGTAAGAAATCAGACTCCCGACGAATCCCAAGAGTGCGACGCTTTCCAAACAACTGGATCTCCCCTTCCGCTTCCACCACCTCCAGTTCTTCATCCGGTAGTTTGCGCAGAATAGCCAAAAAAGGAGCAGCCTGAATTGCACCTTCCAATGGAAGGTTACACTCATGACTGCAAGCAATTTCCTCGTTAAACGTAAAAACCATTCCACCACGGAAACAAAAACAACTGCTCTGCTCCACAATCTCCCGAGTGGACAGGCCGGGCTGGACCGATTCCAATTGCTGCAACAACAGCTCACGATTTACCTTTACCACGAACATTCCCTTTCTTCTTCAAGTAGTTTTCTTTCCGCTTGTCCTTGATCATCTTAAAACGCTTGGTCAATTTTCCAGATTGGTACATTGGCCAAAACGTCAACATCAGAGTGCATTCGTTTCTCAAAGCTATTTCTGGCTGAGACCAATGACTCCCATCCCCTGAATAGTAAAGGATCATATGAGACCGAACCCCTTAATGGAAACCCGGTTCTTCAAATGGAATGGAAATGGATAAGCCGGCATCGATTCCACCATTCGTTGGTAAAACATCAGATTTGCATACCGCCTTTCCACGTGTCTCGTCACCACACCATATTCCAAAACTTCGTAAGTGCCATCGGGATTCCACTTCCACTTCCCAAGACCAACTCCAATATCAGACAACCACTTACGAACGATAGCTTTCTCTCCGGAGGATAACGTGAAATAATGATAGCCACGTTCCCTTCGCTTGGGTGAATCAATGCTCACACCCAAGATATAAGGCTGTTCCGTAAAGACAAACTCACCCCGGCGCTGGTGAGGGACAGAAATGCCACCAAAAGCCCCAATCTTTGTCCAACTGGTGCTGTCCACCGAATACCAAGGGTACCGCAACAACAACTCGTAAGACGTCACACCAAAGCCATGAATACGGACTCGGGGACAACGAGAGGGGTTGTCACACAAAAAATCAAAGCAACGATCCAACCACCCACGGCAATGTTCTTGAGTAAGACTTCCAACCAATCCACCAAGAGCAATAAAATCGTAACCCTCGTCCACATAACGCTTCAACCAATCCAAAGAAGTGCGATAATGGACAACAGGAACCGGATTCAACCCGTGAGTCTGTTCTAAATACTTTTGATTGCGATACGTGAGTTCTGGATTTGGAATGGCGTCCACATTGGCATAGTGGTCTATGGCATAGTGGAACTTTTGAACAAAAGCGGCATAGCTGTCAAGGTACTCATAAAAGTCAGGAGTGTCGTAATACGCCCACTGATCTGTTTTATTTTCCTTGGCATACTCTGCCGCTTTAGTCCAAATAGTGAAAGCCCCACTATCTAAAAAATGGGACTTTACACAACCACACTCCCAATCCTCATTAGGATCAGGCAAATTCAATTTCTCACGAACCATTTCAGTCCTGCCTGCGAATGAGGGACAGAAACTCGTTACGTGCCTCCGGTTTCTCCCGAAATGCTCCAGTCATGCTCGAGGTCACCATAACGGAAGATTGCTTAGAGACGCCCCGTGCCACCATGCACAAATGAACTCCCTCTAGCACGCAAGCGGCCCCCAACGGATGGAGGTACTTGTCCAGGGCTTCAGTAACCTGCTGGCAAATTCGTTCCTGAACTTGTAAGCGCCGACAATAGATTTCCAAAATACGAGCCAACTTGGAAACCCCGATCACTTTGCCATTTGGGATATACGCGATGTGAGCCTTACCATGAAACGGCAGCATATGATGCTCACAACAGGAAATAAATTCCACATTGCGCAATACCACCATTTCATCACATGGTTCTTCAAAAACAGTAATAACATCTCCAGGATTCCGTTTGTAGCCGGCAAACAATTCATCCCACGAACGTACCACTCGATCCGGAGTCTTAAGCAATCCATCCCGATTGCAATCTTCCCCAAGGTACTGAAGAATACGACGCACATTATCTTGGGGACCGTCCTGTTTTTGCTGGCGCTCCCATGGAAAAGAAATCCACGAACAAATGTTCTCCTGGGGTTTATCCACCAACGCCAAAAACCCAACAGCGTCAGGATATTCCCGCATGTAGCGATCTCTGGTACTCCCACTATCCACCAAATCATCCACAAAGAGATCGGCATCACAAGGATCTTCAACCAAAGTGTAGTGGTCTGAGTAGTTCAAAAACATGGCCCCCACGGGAAGACCACCATTGGGGATCGCGTAAACTTTCATACGAACCTCTCCAGCCTGATCCCGGGAGAGTCGCAGAAAATGACTTGATCTCAAAAAGTCCGCTTCTTGAAGCAAACGCAAAAAGCGTCGCCGAACTTCACCATAGGAAAAATTTACAATCTCAACCATGATGTTCCGTTTCCTTTCTAGCATCCACAATAGCTTGAATTTCGGATCGGTTGATAGTGACCTCTCGTGGGGCTTCGATTCCCAGCTTCACATGAGTTCCAGACACTTCCACCACCAACACGCGAATATTGCCACCAATGATAATAGATTCATTGGCTTTTCTACTTAGCACCAACATGATTACACCTCCTTGAGAACAATTTCCCGAGATTCGTATTCAATCGGATCTGGCAATCCATTTGCCGCAAAAGCAGCCAAACGCTCCTGACAAGACCCACACTTACCACAAGCCACGGGCTGGTCTTTGTAGCATGTGCGAGTAAGAATATACGGCACTTGATACCGTAGGCCATACTCCAAAATTGAATTCTTATTCATATTCAAAAATGGAGTCATGAGCTTAATACGACCATCCGTGCCGTAATGAATAGCGGCAGCCATTGCACTCACAAAATCTGGCCGGCAGTCCGGATAAATAGCGTGATCACCAGAATGGACTCCCATCCACACTTCTACGGCATCAGTGCTCCACGCTAAGCCGGACAGAATAGAGGCAAAAATAAGATTGCGTCCAGGAACCACGGTCTGTTCCATAGACTTAGCCTCGTAATGACCTTCCGGAATTGGACCTCCTTGACGCAAAAGGTTGCTCCTCAACAGCGCCCCCACGTTATTAAGATCCACCAAATCGTAGGGCACAGAATAGTGACTCGCCAAGTTAGCGGCAGCCGCATTTTCATAAGAATTGTGCTTGGAGCCGTAACAAAATCCAACAGCACGAACTACCTTGCGTCCACTCTCAATCATGGACGCAAACAACGTGGCTGAATCCATCCCACCACTCAATGACAGAACCGCAGGAATACGACCCATTTCATTCCACTCCAATCAACTTGTGCAACTGAACACCCAAACGATAACCGAACGTCATACAAGACTTGACCACCGCCTTAAGATGCAAGTCATTGCGCTGTGGATCTTGAACATCCACGGGCTGCAAGTAAATGTCCTGAGGGGGAGTGTTGAGAGGAGGTCTAGCCGGCATAAAATTGGAGCCCAACACGCTAGAAGGCAATCCGTCTTCAGCGTGGACCTGATCGCACTCCATTACATATTTCCAACAATCAATATGAGGCAAAAGACTATCACTAACCTTGACCGCCTTGGGACTACACACCACCGTGAAAGCAACACGTCTTTTATGTGTCCCACCATACTCGCTATGGAGCTTTGAGAGAAATTTAGCATCACCAGCCGTCGTTCCATTGGTTTCAACTTGGACGCTAAAACCACCGTCCAACAACGCTTCTATCAAATGAAATACGTTTGGTTGACGGAATGGCTCCCCACCAGTAATCACCACCAACGGATTCACAGAATACTTAGTCACCCCAATTGGCCGACCATATAACGGAACTGGTCGCTGAACCAAAGCTATTTGTGAAACCAAATCAGGAATGCTAAACTGCCGGCGCCCCTTTGTATATTGTGTATCACATAAAGGGCATTTCAAATTACATCCAGCCAACCGAACAAAAGTGGAGAGCACGCCAGCAAATGGACCCTCCCCCTGAATGGTACTCCAAACATTGATCACATCCAGTTTCGCAATTTCAACTGGACTCACTCCTACCAAAAGCCTTTCAGGTTTCTGGTCATTTAGCATAGTACAAATCTCCCCATAATAGAAATTCCCTTCCCTACATAATCGGCCCTGATGGACCAAAGGCATTACCCTGGACCCACACCCCAAGACGCCGAACAGTTTTCCGTTTCCAACACCAACACTCGTGAAATAAAACCAGGACCATAAGCAGGAGAGAAATGCTTGTTTCCAAGTTCCAACAAAAATCCCGCCATATTCTCAGCAGTAGGGTTAAACGGCACCACCGCTAATCCAGTTCCATCTAACTCACGAAACGACTCAAGTAATGGGTCCTCACTCCACAAAATCATACGGTGATCCCAATTTTCGTCTAACCAAGGCTGGTAAAACCTCTTGAGTTCTCCAAAATCAATGACCCGTCCCACAATATCTAACGCCCTGGAACTAGCGGTAACATACGTTACATAGTTGTGCCCGTGGAAATGCTTGCATTTAGACTCGTGGTTCACCACTCGGTGACCAGCGCAAAAATGCAACCGACGTGTCGCAGTAATAACAGAGGAATCATCAAACAAAACCATAATTATGGCTCCTTCTTTTCGGGTACCAACAAAAAAAAAAGACTAGCGGTTCGCCGCTAGTCTTTTTAAGAAACACAACTGAATGGAGAGGACTACTCGCTGTCCAACCAATACCCATTATCGTTCCGTTGGACAGAAAGCCCCTTATACGTCTTGAGGTGATAGCTCAATTGGACGTTGACCGTCTTGGCCATGGACTCCTCCTCCCGATCCGGAAACTTCGAAACCAAAGCCTCCAAAATCTTAGCCTTAGTGATCGGGTGCTTCTCCGTAGCCTTCTTCAAGCACTCCACAATGGAGGCGATAACACCCGGACGCTGTTCACCATTCTTCTTCGCCTTCTTCTTGGCCTTGGGGGCCTTAGCCGGCACGTCCTCGTCGTCCGTATCCGTGTCAGCCTCCGGTTCTGCCTTCGCCTTTTTCTTGGCCTTAGCCGGCACGTCCTCGTCGTCGTCAACCTCCGGTTCGGCCTTCGCCTTCTTCTTGGCCTTGGGAGGGGCCGGCACGTCCTCGTCGTCCGTGTCAGCGTCCGTGTCAGCCTCCGGTTCTACCTTCGCCTTTTTCTTGGCCTTGGGGGCCGGCACGTCCTCGTC